CACTTGAGCGCTGCTAATGCTCTTCTCGACGCTGGTGAAGAGCAGGTCGTGACCGCTGTGAACCGTGCCGGGGCTACCGACACGATCACTGTGGATGCTGACTGGACCACGCCGACTGCGGCTGGTCAGAAGCTCGTCCTTTCCGGCGACCAGAATGCCAAGGCCTTCGGCCTCAAGGCGTGGTTGCCCGGTTCGGGCGTTGGCGCGGCTCCGTTCAACTCGATCGTTCGTACGGTCGATCCGGCTCGATACGCGGGTATCGACGGCGTCACGGGAACCCTCTCTGGCTTGGAAGTCACTGACTGCCTTGTCCAGACCTGCGCGAATATCCTTCGCCAGGGTGGGCGTCCCAACCTCGCTATGCTCAGTGCTGCTGACTTCGCTGACCTGGCTCTCGAAACCGAGAACCGCGGTCGTTACGCGAAGATGAGCGCGACTGAGGGTAGCGTCTCGTTTAGTGCGTTGGAGATTCAGACCGGTGCGGGCGCAGTGCCTGTGGTGGCTGACCGACACACGAACGACGACAACGCGTTCATTCTGGACACGCGTGCGGTGGAGCTGTACTCCGCTGGGCCCGTGCCGAGCATGTTCAACGAAGACGGCTCCTTCTACCACCGGTACGAAGGCGCTGACTCCCTCAGCTTCTACCTCTACGCGTTCTACGGTCTCGCGATCCAAGATCCGGGCGGGTGCAGCTGGGTTCAGAACGTCAAGTAAGTTCTTAGCATCGAGTAGCCCTCCGGCGATAGCCGGGGGGCGCTCCCCTTTGAAAGGTTAGCATGGCCATCACCGCAACTGAGTTGATCTCCCGAGTCAGGCAACGCGCCGACATGGAGAACTCGCAGTTCGTTTCCGACGAGGAGATTCTTCACTTCGTAAACGACGAGATCGAGGACATCTACGCTCAGATGGTGAACATCGACGACGGGGCCCTCTTTGGAACGCCCTCTCCGATCTTGGTCCAAGTTGGCGACAACGCCTACCAGCTACCTAATGATTTTATGCGGCTCGTGGATGTGAACATCTACTCCGGGAACCGCTGGGTTCCGGCTTGTCCTGCCGACCCACAAGACTACTACTCTCTCCTTTCCGACACGTACACTGGAGACTATGACGTTCGCTACTTCCTTCACCGCAACGCGGACCAGGGCAGGTACGAGCTTTTCATCTTCCCGCCGAAGGACCCTAACTACATCGGGGTTCGCTACATCAAGGAGGCCCCAGTGCTCTCTCTTGGCTCCGACACCCTCAAGTGGCCTTCCAACTGGCACGTTGGTGTTGTGGTCGGTTCGGCTGTGAAGTGTTTGGTGAAAGAGGAGTCTGACCCCACTGCTCTGATCTTCGAGCGGGACCGGGTTGTTGCGCGCACGCTGAAGGACATCAGGGCGCAGAAGGTATCGGAGATCAAAACACTTCGCGATAGTGGGAGAAGGCTAAACAGTAGATTCCGACTGCCAAGGATCTACTAGTGGCTAGCACCTTCCAGAAGCTGGGTGTTGACAGAATCTCCCAGAACATTGCGCGAGCAGTAAACTCCCCGAGGGGCAGCCTCGTCACGGGAGACATTACTGCTGGTGAGGTGGTGTCTGTGACTATCACATCCGGGGAAGGCTCCGCAACAGTCTCACAAAGACGAACGGGCGCTATCCCCATTGGGCAGAACATGTCGTACGGCGGCGGGGACCGGGGATTTAGTTGGAGCATTTCCGGCACCACCCTTTCCGTGGAGACCTACGGGGACGACGGCACCATGGACTTCTGGGTCTTCTAATGGCACTAAAGCGAGCAACCAAGTCAATCCCACTTTCCGGTGGTATCGTTGAGGAGGTAGACGACTTTCTCCTTGAGCCCGCTGGTATGCAGTACATGGAGAATGTACGCTTCACCAAGACCGACCAGGCGGAAAAGGTTGAGCCGACTACTGTTGGTGGGAGCACCGGGGCCACCAACCACACACAGAATGTGTACGGACTGTGGACGGACAACGATACTGTCGCGGTAGTCTCCAACGACTCTGTGCGGTACTCTGAGGATGCTGGTGCCACTTGGACGGGCTACGCGCAGAACACGGACCTTCTGGGGATTGAGCGCGTGCTCTCGACAATCGAGGGTAGTGGGGCTATCAACTTTACTTGGGCCCCTCTTGGCAACTACACGGCGTCACCGAAGTCTTTCGTAGTGACTGGTTACGCCTGTGCCTGGGAGCGGGTTCGTCAGGACACCTCTCTTATTGATAACTTCCGAGACGTGGTCTTGGCATACTATAATCCCGAGGGACGCCTTCTGCAGGAAACGGTGGTGAGCAACGCCCACAGCCCTAGGATACAAAGATCTGACGACGGCGGGCTGGTTTCCATGCTGTGTGTTAGCTCAGCTGGCGATATAGTTCACTACAACGCCAGCCCACTTTTTGGTGGGTTCCTGTTTGTAAACACGTACGCCCGAACTATTCGAGACTACTGCCAGCAGTACAACACAACCAACAAGGGCTGGGGGGCCCCCGGCGCTGAGCTGCTTCCAGAAGAGATGCGAATGGGGTACCAGCAGTTGGACATGCGCGACAACAACAGCGCGTTCGTGTACCGCAACCCCTTTCTCGAAGACTTTGGAGTCATTGCATATAAGGTTGGTGCGTCTATCTATTGGGAGAGGACCCAACAGGGAGTTCCAGTGGGATCCCCACAGCTTCTTCAGACAGATTCCGACCCGCTGTACTTTGCCGTCCTGGCTTGCGAGACTGACGGACTATACAACTACTTTTTAATCTCTCAGACAAACACCACGACACCGGCTGCTGGAACTCAGTTGTGGATCTACCGTGAGCTGGTTACTGGTGGGACGATAGCCACCTTCCAGTTTGCCTCCGGCCTCACTGGGCAAGTTTGTAACGGCTCCCTGAAGCTAAGTGACGACGAACAGGACATGTACGTCGCATACACCACGGCATTCGGGGGCCCTACGGAGAACATGAAGAGCACTTTTGGGCTCCACAGGGTTACGGCTACAAAGCTCACGGGTACCCTAGGCACCTTCCCCCCCACGGTTTCCGCAACCACAAGCATGTTCTCCCACCGACTCGTCTCACACATGACGATCGACAAGGACAATCTCCCACACTTCGTTGTACAGCAGTGGGGAAACTGGAACCCGGACCCCGCAACATCTGGGGGAAGCCCAGATATTCCAGCGCTGTCTCCCGTACACCAGAAGCCAGTTACGTCCATACAGGTGCGGTGGGACTGGGCAGAGGACGCCTTTAGCGTTATAGCCAGCTACGACGCAGGGCAGTCCAAGTACATGCCAGCCTCTTTGGAGGAGCAGAACATCCACCTTTTGGATCTTCACTACTTTGACTCTGGCTTGTCAAACGATGAGGCGCACGAGTTCTGGTTCGGGAATAGAAACCTCCTGACGGCGGAGGACCACTGGTACTACCTCACGAACGCTACCGCAAACGTATTCCCCGCAAACGATGCTCGTATCTCCCTACATCCAGGTACGGCACGCCTAAACATCTACAGAATACAGTCGGCCATTCGTGTCCCCGCAACCGTCTTCTCAAATGGGATGTTCTGCGGAACCTCTGTCCCCGTCTGGTATGACGGCGGGTCCACCATCGTCGAAGCAACCACCCTGGATTCCCCTGAGATTGTATACGCAACTATGGACGGGAACGGTGCGTCCTACCTTGCCTACCAGGACATAGGGCTTGCGGGGGAAGAGCCCAAGGTTGTGCAGGCTGTAGTTGGGTACTACGACGATAGCGGCCTAGCACACAGGAGCGCACCGAGCTTTCCCCTGTACATTGGAAACGCAAAGGCGGACTCCACAACCGCAAAGAACATAACCATTTCAGTTAGCCCGCCCCTCAGCATATCAACCAATAGGCAATACTTTGTTGAGGCGTACGAGAGTTTCCCCGGAGGGGTCCCACAGTTGGCGGCGACGTCCTTTGTGCGCGTTCCCCAAGCGGGCTCGACGGTAACAGTAAACTGGGCCACAAACGTCAACCCAACGACCGGGGTCAAGCCCCTTGACGTTACCGACTTCCGATCCTCGAAAAGCCTGTACACTGCGGGGAACGTACTGGCAGCAGACCCGTGGCCCAGCTTCGATCTTCTGGTAAGCAGCGGACGAAGGGTGTTTGCGCACAGCATTTCCGACCCGAGCGCAGTTTACTACTCTAAGACTTTTGAGAACGGGATTGCTCCAGAGTTTAGCGCATCTCTTGTGGTGTCTCTCGGGAACGAAGAGATCACTGCGATGGGGGCGATCGACGATAAGGTAATCCTGTGGACGCGAGACGCCACTTGGTTTATGTACGGTACTGGCCCCGACAACACTGGTGCCAACGGAGACTTCTTCTTGGAAAAGCTCCCGCACAACCTTGGATGTATTGACCCAGAGTCTGTTCAGACTTACGAGGGGGGCGTTGCGTTCTTCTCGAACAGCACGAGGGAGTTCCATGTGCTTACTAGGGACCTTCAGGTTGTAGACATTGGGGAGAACGTCAAGACGCTTACTGGTGGCGCTTTCGATATTCGTAGAAGCTTGGTATACCCAGAGGCCCACGAGATTCGCTGGTACTGCGACCAGACGTCCGGCCCGGAGTACGTACCGGATAGCCCCGTTGACTCCCCGCCGCAACCGCCGAGACCCTTCCTTGAATCACAGATTCCCGCCCTTCCGGTGTTCACCTACAACTTCAAATACGGGAAGTGGTCTGTGTCTTCGGAGGGCATTATCCCCTTCAACATTGTTGCGATCTTGAATGGGAAGCCGTGTGGCCTCAAGGGCTTCTCCTTCGCCACAACCACCGAGGAGTGGAACACGTCTGTACGGTGCAAGTGGGAGACGCCTTGGATCAAGGTCAACCAGCTTCAAGACTACGGGAGATTCTGGGGACTCACGTTCCTTGGGAAGTACCTGTCCAGTTGGCAGGACAACGGTGCGGGCGTGGAGGCGGGAGATCTCCAGGTAACAATCAAATACGACTACGAGGGGGCCGAGGCCATCGAAGACGTCCATCGTTTCCGAGCTAACCAGGGTTTCGGAAAGGAGTATGGGAAGCGGTTGCAGTTCGAGGTGGCCCCAAAAAGGCAGAAGTGTCAGGCCATAAAGATCTTCGTGGAGGAGATTCCTACCGAAAAAGTGGAGCTTTGGGAACCCGATTATACTACAGGACAGGGAATAGTCTTGACTGGTGTAGACATACACTACGGGGCTAAGGGCACAAGCGGGGACAAGAGCCTGCCAAAGCAGAGGAAACGATAGTATGAGTTCTCAGAGTGCGGTAGATCGTGGAAACAAAGCCTCCACGGGCCTAAGTGTGGGGGCCAGTGTAGCCTCCACAGCAGGGCTTGCAACTAGCATCTTCGCGTCCGCCGCCGCCTCAAACGCCATCCCCGTGGCCGGTCAGTTTATCTCAGCTGGGCTGGCTCTGGCTGGACTACTTACTAAAATCTTTGTCGGAAAAAAACAAAAGAGAGAAGAGGCGCGGCGGAAAAAACAGGAGGAACGACTCGACAAGGCTGCGTCAGCCACACAGGTTCAGGCTACTGGTGGCGGTGGGCCAGGACTTGGGAATGCGCAGGGCCCTGTCGGGGCAACCGCGCCGGTACAGCCGCCCAGCGTTCCAAGCTTCAGCTCTTGGGGCGGGGGCTCCGCACCCTCCGTACAGCCTACCCAACAGGTACTCAACAACAAGCTAGGTTTCTAATGGCATTCGACGCATCAATCATCCCCTCTCTAGTCGGACTAGGGACAACCATCGCCGGAAGTGTCGGCAAGCTAAAGAAGCCCAAGCGCACCAACGTTGGAAGCCGGGCTGCGGCAAAGGCCGCTACCACGCTCTCGAACGCCGCGGTCGGTGGGGCACAGGCTGGGCACGGGGCATCTCGTGGCTTGGCTCTTCGCGAAGGTCTTCGTGGGGCCGCACAGGTAGCCGGGGACGCATCTGCGGAAGTTGCGCAGGCTGCTCAAGTTGACGAGGCCAACTACCAGGGACTCCTTCGTCAGCGCAACGAGGACGTTGCGAAGTTCACTAGCGGTATCGGTGAAGGCCTTGCGCAAATGGGGCAGTCCTTCATCCAGCCAAAGATGGGAAGCACCGACGGGGTCAGCGCCCAGAAGCAGGCGGAGAACACTCTGCCGGGGGCGGCCACTCCGGAACAGGGGTCAATCGTTGACCCGGAGGTTCAGGCTCTGCAGCAAGAGGTAGGCGCTGTGCAGGCAGTAGAGGACCAGGCCGCGGCCAACGACCCCTCTGTTGTGGGGCCCACAGCGCAGTTCGGCTCTACCAAGGCGCTTGAAGATCTAATGACGCGTGCGCCTACGGTTGCGGCTCCAGAGATCGAGGCCGACCTTGAGAACCGCCTGCAGGCAAAGAAGCTCATGCTGCAGGACGCGGAACGCCTTGGCTACAACCTGGGGGACATTACCGCCTCCATCAATCGTAGGTTCGGGCTGAGTCCCGGACAGTCAGTAGACAATCCGTTCGGCGTTCGGCTGGACATGGGGAACGAGTAATGCCGCCTCCCGGAGAGAAGAAGGTTGCCCCGCTTCAGGCGCTCCTGCCTAACTCTATGGAGAGCGTGGTTGGCCAAGTACCAACGGAAACGCTGCTCACAAGGCCGGGGTTCTCTGAGCCCACACCCGTAGAGGAGACCGTTACCGAAAACGCAGTGGGCGCAGGAACACGGCAAGCGGGGCCGTCCCAAGCAGGGCTGGAGGTAACTCCGGCTCCAGGAAAGCCAAAGGGCCCGCCGCAACAGAAGCCGCCGTACACGGCAAAAGGCGTCCTTGAGCCGGGGCTCTCTCCCACGGAGCAGCAGCTCTACGCAGAGGCATCACAAAACATCCTGAAGGCCGACCGCGCTAAAACCGCGAACGAGCTTATCGCCATGGGCATCACTGAGGCGGGGCTGTCGGACTATGCCAACATTGGGGCGCTGGACGCAGTGGAGGCGGAGCGCCTGAACAAGGAACACTTCTCCGTGGCCAAGCAGCGCATGGATGGGTTGTACGAGCGCGTGCAGGCCGCACGGTCGCTGAAGATGAACCCGTACAACTGGCAGCAGAGTATCGGAAGGGGCGGTCGCGTGTCCGCCGCATTCTCCCTCCTCGCTGGTCAGATGGCCGCGGGCGCTGGAAACCCAAACTCCGCGCTGAAGATGATGGACGCCGCCATAGAGCGGGACATTTCCGCACAAGAGCAGAACATCCGTCAAGAGTTCGACTCCATGAAGCTCACCGCTGGCTTGGGCCGAGACGCCCGCGCACTGCACGAGGAGGAAATGGCCTCCATCAACGAGGTTCGGGCATTGAAGTATTCCGCCATCCTTGGGCGAATCGGTGCCGCCAAGCAGCACGCAATCAACGCCAGCGCCTACGAGTCCTACAAGGTGATGGAGGACCACTACATCATCAAGCAGCTTGAGGCCATTCGGGCGGAGAGGGCGCGAATCCTTAGCGTGTACGTCGATAGCCCAATCCGAGCATCGAAGCTACGTGCCCTTCAGGCGGAGGTACAGCAGCTAGCTGAACAGATGCGCCCCGGAACCCAGATTTCCGGTCCCCGTTCAGTGGGACAACCCACAACTGCAGTACAGGCGGAGCCGTCCGCTGGCACTGCTCTTCCGAGCGCACCGGGCCGCGCAGGCTCTGTGGGGCCGCGTAAGCCCCGACCTACATCTACCGCTACTCCCCTACCTGTGGGGGGTGCTGCCTCAGAGCAGGCAAGCAGCCAGCAAGCAGCAACTGGACGTGAGGACGAGGCTCTTGCTATGAGCGTTGCGGGGGAGCCAGCTAGGGCCCCGGCGAA